TAATTTGCGCAGAAACATTAGATGGTTTAGGGAATAAATCATCTCTTGGAACACCGGGCTGTATGAAAAGACTACTAAGTTTGCCAAACATTTCAGCAGCAGCATTAAATCCCATACCATTTTCTGGTGTATATGTGCTTTCTGCGAATTTACCGCCTGTATAAGTAGAAGCAAACTTGTTTTGATATGCTGCTACTTCTCCTGGTGTTTTTGCAGTAGTTCTTCCTTCAGGATTTCCTGTAAGCCAAGCTGCAGCAATTTTTCTAACATCACCGCCGGTTTTCTTAATTAATTGTTGTACATAATGAGCAGCAACTGCATCTTGTACTTCGGGTGGAGCCAAATATGCTCTAGGATATTCAGTTCCAATACCGGCAGCTTTAGCCTGAGCTTGCCATGTAGAATCTATAAACTGATAAGCACCAGATGCACTAGATGTAGGATTCAACGCAGCGTAGTTTCCGTTGCTTTCAATAGTTTTAATAGTTTCTAATATTTTCTTAACATTTGCCGGTATTGCTTCAAGTTTGCTTAAAGCATCCACTTCTTTTTGAGAAAGACTTGGTGCTTCTGAGAATGCTGCGTTTTCACGATTATACATTACTCTCTGAGCATTAACAGGTTCTTGATCTTGATCAGAGAAGTTTAAATACTCGCGAGCAAGGCGCATTATTTGATCAGAGTTTTCAAGAAGCAACATCATGATTGTTAAAGCTGCTCCCCATAGACCAGCTTTTGGGACTTTAGGAACTTTCTTTCCGCCAGTTTTAAGAGATTGTTCTGCTTTTTTTTCTAACTCAGCAGCATCGCTTAATAATCCTTTTCTTCTAAGATAAGCTAGAAATCTTTTCCATTTTGCAGATTTAAAGAAGTTAAGATTACGAGCATTTTTAGCTAATTGTTCTGCTTCTTTTTTCTCTATTTCTTGAAGTATTTGTAATTCTTTTTCAGCTAATATTTTATAACTTCCACGAGGAATTTCCAAGCGCATCCGACGATATGCTTCTTGACTACTTAATCCTTTTGCTTTATTTGCTTTAAACGAAGCTTCTTCTGCAGCAGTAAACCCTTTAGCTGCATACGCCGGAGATGCTTGTGGAGTTGCAGCTGGCATTGGTACAGTTTTAGGTGCGTTAGCCGCTGCAGCGGCTGCAATTTTAGCAGCTTGTCGAGATTTAAATCCTCTATATCCCATGTAACCTAAAGCGCCAACCCCAAGACCGAGTTGACCGTATTCTGATAAACTAAGATTAGTTCCAAATAATCCTTTTCCATCTCCTTTATTATCTGAAAAAGGATTAAATAATTTGAAGACCAGCTCGGCTACGATACCAACCAAACCTGCTATAAATCTTCCTTTAAGACCTCTAGCACCAAATAAAAATCCAGCTAATCCTCCTGCTGGTATAATCGAAGCAAGTCCTGCAAGCCAACCGAAAGCTGTTTTAAATCTTTCTATATTTTCTTTGAATTCTTTTAATTGTTCTGAATCTAAAGTAGTAGATATTAATCCAGCCGCTAAAGCTATTCCACCAATAATCATAGCTACTTTTTTAGCGGTGCTGACATTTTCTTTAACAGCACCTTTGAAAGATACTAATCCTTCTTTAAGGCTTGTTTTTTTACCTTCAATTTGAGCTTCTCTATCAGCTTTATTTTGATCTTCAACTGTACGCATATCAAGTTGAAGCTGATTCTTAAGAGTTTTATCAATTGAATAAAGATATTTTACTACAACATTAAGTAGTTTTTCAGTTGGCATTTTTTCGGATACAACTGGCTTAGAAACATTACGTGTTCTATTAATTTTACCTTTGCCAATTTTCTGTTTGCCAGCAGTGCCAGCAATTCCAACACTTCCTGTAATAGTCTGCTCTGTTGGTTTATCATCAGGGATTTGATTAGCTGCAGATGCCGCACTAGATAATTGACCGGCAGCTGAAGATAAAGCACTGCCGGTCTTTGATAATACACCAAATGCTCCAGATACAGCATTGCCGGTAGCATCAATTAAGCCTTTTAAAGCAAATTTTTTACCTAGCATGCCACCAATCGACATTATTTTCTTCTACTCTCTATTTCTTGTTTCTGTTGTTCTAAAAACTCTAATAACATATCAACATATAAGTCACGTTCATATGGTATTAAGTTTTCAATGTCACTAATAGAATATTTATGGTGCTGAGCCAAAGAAAATATCATAGAGTAGTATCTAGATAGTGTGTTATGACTCAGCCCCACATAAAAAAATCTTTTAGACTTGTTAATTCAATTGCACGTTCATTCCCAATAGAGTTTTCATACTTAATTGTGTGTTGTAATCTTGGAACACTTTCAAAGAATTCACGAATCTTTTCGAATGATTTAACGTCGAGCCCATCTAAGAATTCAGTAATTTCTTGTTCACTGAAATCACCAGCAACATATACATTCTCTTCATCGTAGATTGTATCAATACAATTGATAATAAAGAACGTCATTAGTTCTACTTCGTTCTCAAAGTCTTTCATTTTATCAGTAATAGAAGCAGATGGGTATTTCATAGTCATACCAACATTCTTGCTAATTTCAATTTTTGAATTAATATGTTCTGGCATCTTGATTTCAACTTCATCAAGATTTAATTCAAAGTTGTAAACTTGTTCATCTTCAGTATCTCTATAGGTTAACTTAACAACGTTGTTAACTGAGCGAGCACGAAGCTTTAAGAATGCGTATTCTAAATCAAAGATAGCAAGCGAATCAATATCTAAATCATCTTGAACACAATTGCGCAGAATCTGTTTAATTGCTCTTACAATATCTCCATCATTATTACTTTGTTGAGCAATTAGAAGGATCTTTTCTTCTTTAACTAGAAACGGTCTAAAGGTTACTTTTTTTCCAGTTGAAGGAATAATCATATCAAATAGTGGTTGATCAATTTTAGGTAGTGGCATAATATCTCCATTATTAATTAAGGTGTAGTACCAGTTGTAGTTTTTATAGGCAATCCAGGAATGATTTGTTCAGGAGTTCCCACATTCAATCTCACATCAGATCCGAATGATGCACTATTAATTTGTGGCAAGCTTGCATTAACAGTAACATCAAACTTATCGCTGAAAGAAGCTTTAAAGTCTCTTTTTCCAGTAATATTTAATAAGTTTTCGCTTGTCTTTTCTTCTAGAGAATTCTTACCAAGAATTATCATTCTTGAAACTTCTTGATCGAATTTCTTCTTCTCGATTATCTGAGAAACTTTAACTTTCATATTTGTACATGCAAAATTAACAATAATCTTTTGTAATTGATTTTCATCAGCCCAAGAAAGATTTTGTGCTTGAATGTTCATTGGGAAAACATCATACATTTCAATTTCTGAGCTCTTTTGATTCTGTCTATCGTAAATATATACACGCACAATAGGATTAGAATAAGCATCTTTATATCCTACTTCAAATGGCTCATAAGATGAAAGATTTCTTCTATTACCAGACTTATCTCCAATGTCTGCTAAGAAAGCATCGTGCATAACAATTGTATTCATCCATTGGTAAATAAAATCTATAAGCTCTGAGTTTTTATCAACAATCCACGTAATGGATATATCAGTAAACTGTATACCGTATGGTACTTTTTCTACTGGACCATAACCATATCTACGGATGTTTTCTTCTTGTAATAGAGCAGGCGCAGGTATTGCTACATTATCACATCTTAGAACAAGAGTATCTCTATTATTAATTACAAAGTTTGTTAGAGCTTCATTTTCTGGAAATCCAGCTCTAAATGGAGCAAATGTTACAAGATAAGAATGTGTAGCTAGTGTATCGTTCTTTGATATTTCTGATCTGAAAGAATTAATATTAAATGTTTGAGTAGTAGCTTTACCTTCTGTAGCATTTCTACTACTTTGATTTCCTGTTATTGGGTTCGAAACTGTTTTAGCATTTGCAGTACCAATTTCTTGATTCGTTGGGATAGCATTAGTGTCTGCTGCAGCAGTTGTATTAGCAGTAGGACCAGTTGTTGCAGGAGTTGTTCCACCTGCAGCTGCGCCTTTATCAGCTTCTTCGTTAGGAGATTTAGCATCAGATGCTAATGGTGCACCAAGCCCACGAGCCATTTCTTCAGCAGCTGCGCCACCTTGTTGTGCTCTTTTTTCTAATTCTTCATCTGAAAGAGGAGTAAGTTGTTGGCGCACATCAGCAACACGAGAAGCCGCTTCTGTTTCAGACAAACCAAGTTCTTTGGCGCGTCTTTCTTCTTGAGATTGATAAACTCTAATATCAGCTTCGCTACCAGTAGTAAGAGCTTTCTGTCGAGCTAGCTCGACATCTCGATTTAAATAATAAAGATCAAGTTCTTGTGATGTTTGTGATACAGCCATTACTTCCTAATCCCTAGCATTTTTCTGGATTCGCTCCATACTTTAGTTTTGGATTGTTTAACGAATCTCTCTGTTGGTAAGAACAGCGCGATGTCCCACTCTGACGGATAAACATACATGAATCTAGATTTAACATGCTCGTCTAAATAATGCTTAACACACGGTTTAAAGAATTTCATTTTAGAAATGCTTGTTAACAACTGATAATTCAATCTAATCCTAGTTGATTCATCGTAACGAGTATTATTAGCATAATCATAAAGAGCATCCATCAATTGAGCTCTTAATTGTGGTGGAAGATAGTGCAAGTTAATACCATAGAATCCACCAGGAACTTTTCTAAATGGGAATACTAGAGGGAATCGATCGTAATATGGTAATTCATCTTTGAACTTTGGATCATAGAAGAACATATACATTGATCCAACAATTGGTCTATTGGTTAATCTAGACTGATCGCCTCTCATGAGAGTACGTTCATTGATGTTTCTAATTTTGCCAGCAGTTTCACGAAACCAATCACGTGCACCTTGAGTACGAGCAGGAATTTGTCCAGCTCTAACGCCTTGTGTGATTAATGTATCAAATATAATAGCCACTAGAATGTTATTCCTAATTCGTTCTCTGTAAGTATCTCAAACTTCCAACCGCGGTCTTTACAATAGTTACCAGCAGCTTCCCACTTTGCGGAGTTAATACCCCACGTCATAACTTCATTGATATAACGTTTATTAGGTTTATTTATTACAGTTGGAGGAGAACATTGAGCTTTAGGCTTGATCTCTACCACTACAGTATCGATCTTACCATCAGAATTCTTCTTTTTAATTAAGAAATCTGGAAAATATCTATGAACTCGATTATCAATAGGAGATCTATATGGTATTACTAGTTCTTCTGATCCCCATTGCACGACATTAGAATGAGAATCTAAGTACATCATGAACTTCAATTCCCACCTGCTGCGATATATGATGTTTGTCGGATCTCCAAGATACTTTTGTGGGTTTCTTGGTTGAAACTTACCTTTATACGCCATGGAGCTATTTATAAATAAAAGAGAAACAATTATAAGAGACTCTTCATGGCACTAATCAATCTAAACATCAATAGCTTTAAAGCAGATCTTGGCGGAATTGCCAATCGATTAGTAGATGGTGTTGTTAACAAATTAGAACAAAAGCTTGAAAATGCTGTTGAAGATGCTTTTGCTAGCGGATTAAAAAAGATTGGTTTATCAGATAGTACTGTAAGTGCTATCTCAGCTCGCTTCGGTGATGCATTCTCTGTTGGTAGAGCTGACGACTTCTTTAGAACTTCTACATCAGAACAGAATCGTGTTTCACAGCAAGATATTGAAAACAATTTCTTGCCAACAAGTGATACTGAAACTACTCTAGATGCTGTATATAAAATCAATGCTGCTACAACAAAGCCAGGAATTTTACAATTCCCAGATCAAATTGGTAAGTATTATATGATGATGGACTTCCAAAACTATTATAGACCAAGTCCTCTCATGAAAGCAGTTTTACAACATTTCGAAACTATTATTCTACCAATTCCAAGAGATCTAAAAGAAACATTTGAAAATAGAGTAGAAGCTGGTGATCAAGGCGCAATGGGTGGTCTTGCAGATGTTATAACGGATATTGGTCGTGGTGCTGGATCAAAAGCTACAAAAGGCGCATTTGCTGTTGCATATAATTTTGCAGTTCAAGCAGCAGCAGATTTTGGTAAGATCATTGGACAAACACTTGGCAGTGTTCCTAACCCTCACGTTCAAGCACTGTTTTCTGGTGTTAACTTAAGAACACATACTTTCCAATGGACATTTGCTCCGCGCAATCCAAATGAAAGTGCGCAATTACAAAATATAATTAGAGCAATTAAAAAGAATTCTTTGCCAGCATATAGTACAACTGGTACTGCAGCATTAGATTATCCACCACTGGTAGCTATTAAGTTAGTACCATGGAATGATCTAATTACATTTAAAAATTGTTTGGTAAGCAGTGTTAATGTAAACTATGCTCCATCTGGTCTTCCATCTTTCTTTGCTGGTACAAATAACTTACCTACAATGATTCAGCTTGAAATTACTCTTATGGAAACAGAAATCCATACAGCAAAAGATTATGGATTAAAAGATGGAGAACGCAGTACTCAACTTGAAAAAGTTAAAGATGCTGCTGTACAAGCTTTTGACAATATTAGTAATGGACAATTCACTGCTTCTACTGCTAAAGTTGGACAATTTGCAGATAATGTTTCCAAATCTGCTGCTGATGCAGCCACAAATATAGCTAAACAAACAGGTACACCAAAATAATGGCAAGATACTTTAAGAGATTTCCTCTTGTAAATTATGATGGAACACCAGCTAAGAATATCTTGGCACGTGTAGATTTTACAGATGAAGCTAAGAGAGACATTTATTCTAATTTCGACTACGTGATACAAGAAGGAACATCTAGACCAGATATCCTTTCTTTCAACTATTATAATTCAGCCCAATACGACTGGCTGATCTATATGACTAACAACATAGTTGATCCTTATCACGATTATTATAAATCAGAAGATGATTTTAAAAGTTTTATTAAAGCCAAATATGGTTCTTTAGATATTGCACAACAAAAAATATTATATTATAGAAACAATTGGGCTCCCGATGAAAGCTTGATATCTGAAGTAGTTTATGATGCACTAGATCCAGCATATAAAAAATATTGGAAGCCAAGACTAAATGCTACTAATACTATTGTTGGTTATGAAAGAGTAAAAGAAGATTGGATTGTATCTACAAACAGAATTG